GCCATCTCTTATATGACCGACGAAGCATTGGCTAAATTTAGAACCGAGCTAGAAGAACTTAAAACTGAAATCAAATGAACCCTGACTTTTTTAACAAAGCATTGGATGCTTGCGTTGAGTACCGACGATTGCTGGATGAAAAAACCACCGAGGTCGCAAGGCTCCGTGAGTCACTCGACCTATATACCGACATCATCAATAAGCAGGATGATGAACTGATAAAGCTACGCGAGGAGAACGCCGAACTAAAACAAGGAAAGGTCTTTGTTGATCCCAAGTGGATCTACGACCTAGAAACCAAATTAGCCAAAGCCCATGAAGAACTCTGCCAAGCAGGGTTGAGGGAATACGGCAACTAACAGAGTAATCTGTTAAAAAAACCGCTACATATTTTTAACAGCTATCACTCAAAAGTAGTATTCCTGCTTACTACAAAGAAGCATTGTAGTGATCACACTACATATATCCAAATTGTGTAGCAGATCGTAGACATCTGTAAAATGTTGATGATCGCAGACACCTGATTACATGCCGCATTATACCTGATTGGGTATGATTCATGAGTTATAAATCAAAATTATCACCGCAAGGGTATATTGTCATGTCGATGAATCCGCGTTTTCTGTACATGAGCGCGTTGATATGTACACGCTATCGACATTTGCTTTACACAAAGACGCTTTAAGTAAAGTGCGCTTTACACAAGATTGCAGTATTCGTAATGTAATTTATATGAGTAATCCACTTCCACTTAACTTTTTAGATAACTATAACACACACGGCGCGGCTATTGACCTGCCTCACGCCATACTGATCTACGGCGCACTGGTCTCTGCGAAACCTGATAGGGTGTTAGAGATCGGTATTGGCACTGCATTCATCACCAGAGCATTGCTTGACGGCGTAGCCTATAACGGAAAGGGAAGTATTACCTGCGTCGATAGTTTTTACGACCTTGGAACAAACCTGTCTCAGGAGAATGTTGATAGCCTGAAAGAAAAAGTGACGCTGATCGCTCCCAAGACCGAGCATGACTTTGTGCATGAGACTTCTGCGAACAGCTACGACTTCCTTGTATCTGACGGCGATCATGATCACGCAGGAGAGTGGGCTGACAAAGTATTTGAGATCATGGCTCCCAACTCGTTCTGTTTCTTCCACGATGTCAATCACCCTCACTACACCAACTTGCAGGCGTATCATGTCAGGGCGAAGGAGTTTGGGAAGCCACACTTCCTGTTCACGCAGAACAGCAGGGAAGACGAGCGGTGTGATCGCGGACTGCTGATGATCGTCAACACGAAGTAAAAGAAAAGACCCTCACTCGCACATGACAACGAGTGAGGGTCTAGCACTAGCACACACTAACAAAATGGACGCCCTCTCGCCTTCAACCCAAAGACGAGAGAGCAGTTGAGAATCTACAGCACAAGAGAATCGCAACGATGAAAATATGCCGTTGACAATCATGTGGCGCAAGGATAATCGTAATAAATCTACAGCACAAAAGTAGATATCGTAACCACTGGAAATCGAGATTGTGTCGAGCCACTGGCGAAGGCAGGAGCCGCGCATAACCCTCGCGGCTTAATTCGGAGGACACACACTCCAACCTCATTGCGCTCCGATTTGAGAGCAGGCTAATCCTTGGGCTGTGGCATGAGAGACGCTTTTCGTCATATGTGATATTGATCTGATTTCAGATCCCACTTTTATCTTTTCTATTTTCTTTGGGGGGTTTCTTTTTATCTTTTCTTTTTAACGCTGGGTGATCAATTCTAACCTTCTATGGAAATCAAAACATCTCAACAGATTGAGCAAATCGCTCTCAAGAAGCTAATCCCTTACGCTCGCAATAGCAGGACGCACAGCGACATTCAGGTGAGTCAGATCGCCGCCAGCATCAAGGAGTTTGGATTCACCAACCCTGTGCTAATTACCGACGAGTGCGACATCATCGCAGGGCATGGGCGTGTGTTAGCCGCTAAAAAGCTGGGACTGGATTCAGTACCCTGCATTAAGCTGGATCACCTGACAGAGACCCAGCGGCGAGCCTACATCATTGCAGACAATCAACTGGCACTGAACTCAACATGGAGTTTTGATATGCTTTCTGTTGAAATTGACGAGTTAAATGACGCCAAGTTTGATGTGTCGCTACTTTCCTTCACCAACGAACAACTGGCAGAAATGATCGGATCTCCTGAAGAACCAGTAGATAATGGCCTGAAAGCGGATGAAAAGGAGAGAGAAACGTGCATTTGTCCCAAGTGTCATCATGAATTTGTAAAGTAGTTATTACTTGCCCTTGGCTTCTAAATAACATATCACAAACTAATGGCTACACCAATTTTAGGGATGTTGCCGCCTTCTGGCTGGCATTATATTGAGGGTGATGTCCGTATCAACGGCGTCACCTACGATAGCCTGATCCAGAATGTGGAACATTTCCGCGCCGAAAACCATCTTCCTAGTGGAGATGTCGAGGGCGATGTAAATAGCTTTATCTGTTCCAACTGGCCTCAGTTCTGTCATGGCGTTGACATGGTAGCAATTACTTCTGTTAACCCTGAGACCGACACGATGGCGTTGCTGAATGACATCCAAGCATGGGCTAAGAATCTCCAGCAGAGTCAGGAGCCGATCAACATGGTGACTGATGAGCTTGCAGAGCAAAGGGCAAAGACCTGCCGCAATTGTCCTGAGAATGTCAACTGGCGCGGTGGCTGTAGCTCCTGCATCTCAACAACCGAGAGGCTGACCGCTGGCGTCAGGCAGGGTCGCGACACGGCGTCCAGTGCTGTGCTTGGAGGTTGCAAATCAATGCGTCACGACAATAGGACGGCAATCTTCATCGACAAGGATCAATTCTTAAAAGCAACAAACCTGCCTGCTAACTGCTGGCTCAATACATAATTATGGCAAACCTAAAGCCTCTTCCTCCCAAAGTCACCGATTACTACAGCACGAAATCCGCTCGCGTTGTCGATGTCCACGACAAGCCGCGCATTCTGAATCTGGATGTAGTCAATCCTGACAATGGTAATCTGGATGTTGTCAACAAGGACACCATGCAGGTTCGCAGGACATTCAAGGATGCGACTCAGGCGCACTCAGCCTACCGCAGGCTGAAGCAACAAAATGTTGAGAGGAATAGGAAGAACCAATTGATTCAGAAGAAGCTGAACAACGAGCCGCCTTATCAGGCAAAGAAGCTGGAGAGCATGGGTCAAAACTGGAGGTCAAACAGGCCGACAGGATTCTTGTCTACGATGGTCAGCCGAATCCAGCCTCCCTTCAAGCAGGTGATTGAGCAGGCGGCTACGCTTACCTTTGCGCAGTACCCAATCGATTCGCTAGACGCCGAGAACAAGACAAAAGTATTCCGCGAAGAGATCACCAAGTGCATCAGGGGATGGAAAGGTTTTGACGACTTGGTTGCACAGATCGTCCATGAGAATACGACCTTTGGATTCTGTGGTATGTGCTGGGATGACCTGCGCGACTGGAAGCCTGAATTCCTTCGCCAAGATTATACCTTCTTCTCTATTGAGACTCCCCAACAAACTGACCAGACGCCGATCTGGGCGCGAAAGAGACGCTATCAGATAGCAGAATTGCTCCCAGTTTTAGAACAGCCTGAACTTTCTGCCGCCGCTGGCTGGCACATCAATCACCTGATCCAGTCAATCAACCAAGCAATACCTGCTGGCAGGACGCTTGACGCAGACGACGACGCTCGCAGGTACGAGGATTGGATCAGGGAAGGTTCATACGGCGCATCATACGAGAACGACGCGAAATATGTTGAGCTTGGTGAGATCCTAGTTCGTGAACCGCATGGCAAGATCAGCCGATTCTTATTTGACGATAAGAGTGGTCTTGAAATCTGCACGCAAGTAGATCGCTACAACAAGATGAGCGAGACGCTCGCGTTGTTCAGTATTGAGATCGGTAGCGGCAACCTAATGTCATCTCGCGGAGCAGGCAGGGATCTGTACAACACCCATGTCGCCGTCGAGAAAGCTCGCAACCTTGTGGTGGATAATACCTACCTGAAGGGACTGCTGTTGCTGAAGAAGGGGCCAAACGCAAAAGTTGGCGTGCCTCCGCTTTCCGTTCTTCACCCTGTCGGATACATCTCCGAAGGTTACGAGGTCATCCCACAGCAATTGCCAGCAGATGTTGACGACTTCCTAAAGTTGGATCAGTTCATTACTGGGCTGGCTGAGATTCAGGTAGGCACATTCTTGCCATCGGCTCCTGTCGATAACAGCGGACAAAAAAAGACCGCATCTGAGGTCAATCGCACTGCCGCCATTGAGAACCAGCTTCGTGAGGGAATTCTCACGCGCTTCTCTCGCCAATTTTCTCAGGCCGTCGAGCGTATGCAGAAGGGAATCTGTCACCCTGAACACATCAAGGCGGCGGCTGACTTGAAACAAAAGATGGATGTCGTCAAACAATCCGAGCCAAACGCAGTCTGGGCGCGCAGGGAAGTTGTTGATGCATTTGATCGTAGCCTAATGGAAATGCCTCCGTTCATGGTTCCCTTTGATGTTCCTGAACACCTTGACGAAGACGCAATCAATTGCGTGTACGATATGCTCCAGAAGAACATCCCTCCTTCTGACATCCTCCTCATGGCATACTCACCTGCCAGCCAGCTTCTTCAGGACACAACTCCTCAAGACAATGTCATCCTTGACAGCCTGATCCAACGATACATGGGCAATCCTAGCATCAATCAGGACGAGCTTATCAAGCTGGACTGGAGCAGGAAGCTGGGCGAAACAACCGCCAACAGCGTCATCCTACCAAAAGATCAGGTCGAAGCAATTGCCATCGAAGCCACGCGCCAGCAGGTGTTGGAACTTCAGGCCATCATCGCAGGTCAGGACATCCCTGTATCGCCACGCGACAACGACATCGTCCACCTCGACACGATGAGCCAGAAGCTGATGCCAGTCATCGCCCAT